ACCATCCGCTGCGGCCACTGGACGTATAGGTTCATCGCGCGCCGTACGCGATTACCCATCAGAGCGTCGAATCGGTCTTTGTCGAGGATCTGCTTCTCGATGCAGTGCACCATGCGGTTGATGCTGGTGACATATGCCCACTCCGCGAAGACCTCGTCTAGCTCCTCGTCGCCGATGTCGATCGACTCCGCCGGTCGCTCGCTTTTCTTATCGAAGCCTTTCTTGAACGCCGAGTTGACCATCTCGGGGATCTGCCGGATGGTGTCGCCGGAGTAGTCCTTGGGGAACAGAAGCTCGATCGCCCGGATCGCGCGTTCCGCCTCCAGTCCTCGGGCCACGAGAGCGCCCGCAAGGGAGAGGGCGGCGTAGTGGGTCGCCTCGCCCACAATGAGGTTCTCGACGGTCGCTCCGTCCACGTCCAGCGATACTATCGTCTGGATGATCTTAAGGTCCTTAGTCGTCAGGATCGGCAGCTGGTCCAGAACGTTCAGAATCGGCCTCCCTCGCCATTCGTACTGGTTGCCGGTCTTGCGGTGGGTGCTTGGCGGGATGAAGGTAAAGCGTCCGGTGGACAGGTATTCGACCGCAGGGGTACCCCTTCCGTGCACCATGAAATTCTGGCTCTTTTTCATCTCGACCGAGTCTTTGTCCACTCGGTAAAACAGCCCGATGCCCTTCGAGCCAAATCGAGCGGAGGGGCTTGGGTATAGGTAGGAGAGGCAGGCGACCAGTCCCGGATGGTCAATGTCGAGGCAGACGAGCCGGTTTGATACTCCATAGACTTTGCCCATCGCGAGGCCCACGGACGGGCAAATACCTAACCTAAAAGGACCCTCTAGCCATTCATCGTACTGCTTTTGGGATGGCACGTTGTTGCACCACTGCTGCCACTTCTCTGGGGGGGATACTGTACCTCCCGATACTCTCACGGGGAAAATGGATAAATTATTAACCCGATACTCGAGGGGGTCAAAACGGTTTAGGGTTTGCGTTTCGTCAGTTTGCGACATGTATCGTCTCCTAGGGCCGACAAGGTAGCACGACGACGGGCAGACGGTCAAGATACTACTACTATTGGGCCAGTAAACACCGAGGCAGGGGCCAAGGCGCAGAATACTAAACCGGCTGCGTCTTGGCGGTTTGATATTTATGTCTCTCTATGCCACTCGTTTCTTTTAAAAAAAGGGAAATAGTAGTAGTAGGGGGGGGGACCTCCTCCCTCCTCCCCCTATTACTCTTTTTTACCTCTCCCAGAAAAATAAATAAAAAACCAACCAACCGGGGTCTGGGACGGTTGCGGTTAAGCTTGAGGGACATAGCGGCGATTACTCCGGAGCGGCCATTTCTCAACCACCGGCTGGCCGTCGGGGTCCTCGTCGACGACGACATAGGCGACGGTCTTTAGGACGCGCGCGGCGCGGTCCCCGTCGATGGTGAAAATCCGGTCGCTATATTGATCCCACCAGAGGCCGTTGCGGTCCTCGGTGGGTCTCTTGCTGTACTCAAACCGCGCCAACGTCTCAGCATGCTGGATGACGCCAAGCAGGGCGGGCTCTTGCATGCCGGGCGTATTGTAGTAGGGGGCGAGGGCCATTGCGTTTCTCCGTGTGGGTAGGGGGTGGGGGCCGAAGCCCCCATTTAGCGACTAGGCGTCGAACTTGACCGTGCGCTTGTTGAAGCGGATCTGCTGGCCCTTGGCGATCGCGCGGCGGAGCGCGTTGGCGGTGTTCATGCGCTTCTGGCCGTTGTTCACGAGGTCCCACTTGTCGGACCAGAGCGAGTTGTCGATGGCGAACTGGACCAGAGCGACCACGTCGAGGCGAGCGCGGCCCTTGCCCTCGACCTTGCCCATGAAGTGGGCGCGGAAGAACCGGTCGATCGGGTCATTGCAGCCTTGGCCGGATCCGCCCACAGCCTTCAGCTCGCTGTACTGCTTCTTGTAGGACTCGGCGACGACCGATTTGGGGGAGTCGATCTCCATGTCGAGATCGTCGATGGCCTCGTCCAGCTCCTCGGAGGGGGTCTCGACGGCCACGGGGGCGGGGGCAGCTACCTTGGCAGCTTTCTTGGCTTTGGTAGCCTTGGGAGCCTCGGGCTCGTCGCCGTAAAGAGCCTTGATCAAGGCGTTGGAGACGTAGAGGCGGCGGTTGTCCTCGACCGAGTAGTCGCCGTCCTGAGCGAGACCCTTCAGACCAGCGCGGGCTTCGATCATGCCGGACTTGATCAGGGAGGTGATGGCCATGTTGTAGGCGCGGGCAGAGCAGGTGGTGGCCTTGTGGTCGAAAGCGGCGACCACGTTGTTGCGGGCGATGGCGCGGGTGATGATGACCTGCTGGGTCTCGGTGAGCTTGGCGTTCATTGCGTTTCTCCGTTTCACTAGGTGGTGAATCCAACCTGTCATGAATTTACCACAGGCCGTGGCATGGTGTCAATGTATTACGTGAGGGGATGTGACAACTTGTCGCATATTTGCGCAGTGAATAGGGTCTGTGGTATGTTGTCAGGAGGGGTCTATCCATGCCAGTCTTAAAGAATGCGCAGCGCGAATCGTTTGCTCTTTGCATCGCGAGAGGCGAAGAAGTTACGAAATCCTATGCCGCCGTATATCCGGGCCACGGCATCAAAGATGTTCAGATTTTAGCCACCAAAGCGTCGCGGCTCCACCGGCAACCCGTCATTCAAGCGCGCATCGCGGAAATGAAGGAAGCGCTGTCGGTTCGAACGAACATCACGCAGCAGCGCGTGCTGGAAGAGCTGGCGAAGATCGGTTTCTCGAACGCGGGCGACATGATCGAGCTGGATTCCGACGGCAAGACGACCGTCGACATCTCGAAGCTGACGAGCGACCAGAAGGCGGCTATTTCCGAGATCCAGATCGACACCGACGACAAGGGCAAGCAGCGCGTCAAGGTCAAGCTTCACGACAAGCGCGCGGCGCTAATGGACATCGGGAAGCATCTCGGAATGTTCAAGGAAAAGATCGAGGTCACCGGCAAGGACGGCGGAGCCATCGAAGTGAAGAACCGGCTCGAAGTGTCGCTTCTGGACCGCGAAGAGCGGGAGATGCTGAAGCAGATGCTTCTGGCCATCGCGGAGCGGAAGGCGGAACGCGAAGGCTCTATGAAGACCATCAACCACCAGAACCTGATCGAGGGCGACGATGCCGCTTGACCTGAATTCTATCGACCTGAATTCCATCGACATGAAGGCCGCGCTGTTCGAGATCGACAAGGCGGACGCCGAAGAGTCGCTCTCGGACTTCATTCAGCAGGCGTGGCACGTGGTGGAACCGTCCCAGCCATACGTTCATGGGTGGCACATCGACTTCATATGCGACCATCTGGAAGCGATCTCGAACGGCGTCGAGGTTGACCATTCGCCCTATAACCGGCTGTTGATCAACGTTCCACCGGGCACCATGAAGAGCTTGATCGTGAACGTGTTCTGGCCCAGTTGGGAATGGGGGCCACGGAACATGCCGCACATGCGGTACGTCTGCGCCGCGCACAAGGTCGAGAATTTGTCGGCGCGCGATTCCCGACGCATGCGGCAGCTGATCACTTCCGACTGGTACAAGGAGCGCTGGGGCGACCGCGTCTCCCTGTCCCGCGACCAGAACGAGAAGCTTAACTTCGTGAACAACGCGACCGGCTTCCGCATCGCGACGGCCATCACGTCGCTAACCGGTATTCGTGGCGATCGGGTGATCATCGACGACCCGCACAGCGTGGACTCGGCATCGTCCGACACCCAACGCGAGACGGAGGTCACGACGTTTCTGGAGGCGGTCCCCTCCCGACTGAACAACCCGAAGACCTCGGCGATCGTCGTGGTGATGCAGCGCCTGCACGAGGAGGACGTCTCGGGAATCATTCTGGACAAGCAGCTGGGCTATGACCACATCATGCTGCCCATGCGCTTCGACCCCCTCCGCGCCGCCCCGACGAAGCTGGGCGCAGAGGACCCCCGAGAGACCGACGGCGAGTTGCTGTTCCCAGAGCGGTTTCCACTGGACGTGGTCGACCGCGACGAGCGCGCGATGGGACCGTACGCCACAGCCGGGCAGTTCCAGCAGACGCCAGAGCCGCGAGGTGGCGGAATCATCAAGCGCGACTGGTGGCAGCTATGGGATGACCCAGCGTTCCCGCCGTTCGACTACATCATCGCATCGGTGGACACCGCCTACACCGAGAAGACCGAGAACGACTACTCCGCCATGACCGTCTGGGGAGTGTTCACAGCCGACACCAAGGTGCGGGCCACCAAGACCATCTTGCGGGACGGAACGACCTACGACGCCGTCATGTCTTCCGTGCGCAGCTACTCCGAGCAGCACCCGAAGGTCATGATGATGCACGCTTGGCAGGAGCGCTTGCCGCTCCACCAACTGGTGAATAAGATCGCCTCCACCTGCCGCACGATGAAGGTCGACAAGATGCTGCTGGAGGGCAAGGCTTCTGGCCTGTCGGTCGCACAGGAGATCCGTCGCCTCTACGGCCACGAGAATTTTGCGGTGCAGATCGTCGACCCCAAGTCGCAGGACAAGATCTCGCGCCTATACTCGGTTCAGCACCTGTTCGCGGAGGGCATGGTGTACGCGCCGGACCGAACGTGGGCCGACATGACGATATCTCAATGCACCCAGTTTCCCAAGGCGAAGCACGACGACCTAGTCGACACGGTGTCCCAAGCGTTGCGGCATCTCCGGACATCCGGCCTGCTGACCCGCTCCGAGGAGAACATCGCGGCAGTGGAGGACTCGATGAGATTTCAGGGCAAAGCCCCAGCGCCGTTGTATCCGGCATGAGCGCCCGTTTGGAGTGCTGGAACGGCGTGCGCTGGTGCGAGTGCGACCCCGAGGACCTGCCCTACGACTTCGAGCAGGGGCGGGCCGACGGGCTGGTGTTTCACGTGAAACACGGGGGTTGGAGGGCATGGCCGACCCACTACGCCAAGCGTGATTGGCAAAGGTTTATGGCCCAAACGTTCATGGCCGACAGATCGGGAGATTCGCAGTGGAACGAGTCCTAGCATCCGCCACGGTCGACGTGCTGGTACCTTCCGCCCCGCTGGTTCTTGGCTTCTACCGCATCGAGGTCTGGGGCCAGCCCCCGCACGACGTTAGGCGGGTTTACAAGATCTACGCGAAGGACGAGACGAGGGCTGCGCAGGAGGGGATCGGGCGGTTCGTCGACGAGATGGAGGCGCTGCCCATTCCCGGCGATGGCCCTTCGTGTTAGAATGCGCGAAACCCGTTCCCCCGGCCAAGGTGATTTAGCATGCCCCTAACCCCCGGCCTGATGCCGAACATCCGCCAAGAAGCCCCCGAGGAAGAGGCGACGCTATTCGGACCCTCCGAGATCATGATCGAGGACGGCGACGAGAACGTTGACCAGAAGATTGCGGACGAGAACGGAAACATTCTCCAGATCGAACACCCCGACGGGTCGATCACGATATCGATGACCGACGAGCCGCTGGAGCGGGCCGAGGAGAAGGAGAACTCCGAGGGCTGGTTCGACAATCTGGTCGAGAAGATTGGGCAGTCGGAACTGTCCAACATGTCCAGCGAGTTGATGCGCGGCATTCGCGACGACCTGCAATCCCGCAAGGACTGGATCGAAGACAGGGCGCAGGGCCTCAAGCTGCTGGGCCTGAAGATCGAGATACCCGGTCTTCAGGGCGCTTCCGATGGTGCGCCGGTCGAGGGGATGTCAAAGGTTCGACACCCGCTGCTTCTGGAGGCCGTCTTGCGGTTCCAAGCGAATGCGAGATCCGAGCTTCTACCCACCGACGGTCCCGTAAAGATTCGGAACGACGCCACTCAGGACGTTCTGGGCAGCGATCTGATGGCGAACCACCTCCAGAAGGACATGAACCACTATCTCACGTCCCGCGCGACCGAGTATTACCCCGACACGGACCGTATGCTGTTGATGCTGGGTTTTGGCGGGTCAGCCTTTAAGAAGGTCTACAACTGCCCGCTGCGCAATCGACCGGTTTCGGAGTCGGTCGACGCCGACGACCTGATCGTGAACAACTCCGCGACGGATCTCCAAAACGCCAAGAGAATCACTCACCGCACCTACATGCGCCCGAGCACGGTCAAGAGGCTCCAGATCCTTGGCGTTTACCGCGACGTTGACCTTTCGACGCCTAAAGCGATAGACGTCGACGCCGTACAGCGCGAGAAGAACGCTCAGCAGGGCATTTCGGCGGAGTCGAACAACCCCGACGACCGTGATCGCGAGATCTACGAGTGTTACTGCGAGCTTAACATTAAGGGTTTTGAGCACAAGTGGAAGGGCAAAGTAACCGGTCTGGAGATTCCTTACCGCGTTACGATCGACGCTTCGTCCAAAGAGGTCCTCTCGGTGGTCCGAAACTACGACGAGGAGTCGTCGGAGTTGCCCGAAGCCCGCGCTAACTTCGTCAAATACACCTTCGTACCCGGCATGGGGTTCTACGACATTGGTCTGCTGCACATTCTGGGCAACACGACCAACGCTCTGACCGCCGCTTGGCGCGAATTGCTCGATGCGGGTATGTACGCGAACTTCCCGGGCTTCCTGATGGCCGTCACGGGGGCTCGACAGAACACGAACATCTTCCGAGTGCCTCCGGGCGGTGGTGCGCTGGTCAAGACGGGTGGCATGAAGCTGTCCGACGCCATTTCGCCGCTGCCCTACAAGGAGCCCTCGGCTGCTCTGATGTCTCTCGTCGAGAACATGGCCGCGACGGGAATGCGGGTGGGTGGCACGAGCGAGATGCAGGTGGGCGAAGGGCGCCCCGACGCACCCGTCGGAACCACTCTCGCGATGATCGAGCAGGCGGAAAAGATCCTGAACGCCGTCCACAAGCGCATGCACGCCGCGCAGGCCGCAGAGTTTCAGCTCTTGGTGCGTTGCTTCAAGGAGAACCCCGAGTCGTTCTGGCGCAACTGCAAGAAGATGTCTCACCAGTGGGACGAACAGCAATTCCTGAGCGCCATCGAGGACTGCGATCTGGTCCCGCAGGCCGATCCGAACACCGCGAGCCATGGCCAGCGCCTGATGAAGGTCCACGCGCTCAAGCAAATGGCCGCGTCGAACCCGACGATGTACGACCAGCTCGCGATTGACACCGTGGCGCTCAAAGAGATGGGCTGGAGCAATCCAGAGCAGTTCTTCGCGCCCGAAGAGCAGCGTAACCAGCCCCCGCCAGAGGTCCAGAAGGGCATGGCGGAGATCCAGATCAAGCAGCAGGACGCCGCGACGCGCCAGAAGGCGGTCGACGCCAAGGTCATGGAGATGCAGCACAACGCGAGCCAGAGCATGAGCCAGAACATGGGCCTGCCTCCCGGGCTCGACATATCCAAGGTGGGCGAGCTGGCCCTCAAGAAGCAGGACATGGACATCAAGAACAAGGCGATCGACGCCAAGATGCTCTATGACCAAGCCCGGATATCAATCGACCAAGCCAAGCTTGAACTCGAACGCTCCAGAATGCAGAACGACCCGATGAAAGAGGCCGAGATGCGGGCCAAACTCGCCGAGGCGGAGATGAAGATGCGTGATCTGGAGATCAAGTCGCGCGACGTGGAGATGGACGCTACCAACAGGCATAACGAACGCGAGTCCCGCGAGCGCATAGCCATGACGAACATCATCAAAGAGGTCGCGCAGAACCCCGAGAGCGCCGCGCTAATCCAAGGGCTGCTTTCCCCGTCCCTGAAGACAGGTCTTGAGGAGCCAGGCTAATGAACGAGGAAGATCTAGCGCTCGAACAAGCCCTCATGCTAGCCCAGCAGGCGCAGGGAGGCCCTCCCGGGCAGTCCTTCGAGCCCTCTTTCTTCCAACCGCCCAGTCCTGAGCAAAAGAACGTTCAGCAGAACGACGCGATGTACTATTCACAGCAGCTCCCCGATGCCCCGGAGCCCCGAGAGGCGCTAGAACGGCGCATGGACCCGCGCGATTTGGAGCGACTGTCGGTCCAAGGGCGCATGATACCCAACAAGGCGTCGGACATCAAATCCGACGACCAAGGAACATATCCAGTAAATGCCGAGGGGGTTCGCCTCGACTGGGTGAGACGCCCCGGGATGTTCCCAGTGACCACCGACCAAGGCGAGTTGCGCGCAGCGATGCCCTACTTCCTTGAACAGGCGGGCAACATGGTCTCGGGCATCGTCCCGGTGAAGGGCGCTGGTGCGATTCTGGGGTCTGGACCTATTCGAAAGGCCGGTCAAGTTGCCGCCGAAGCCGCGTCTGCGCAACCAGTAGACTATATGGCCCGCGCGAGTTCAGTTGCCCCTGAAGGGAACGTCCTTATGCGCCCTTCAGTGTCGAAGTTCGACCTGAAAGGCCCCGAGACGCAGACCGTTGAGAGCTTCCTGAACCAGATCAAGGGCATGCCTGGCATCCCGCAGGAAACGATCGAAGACATCGCCTTGCGGTTCCACCAGAACTCCCCCTCGATGGACCTTAGACAACCCGTAAGCAAGGGCGATTTCGAGAAGCTCTTTCCACCGTCCAAGTACGACAAGGTCGACCTTAAGGAAGCTGCTCCCGATACTGAAATGCACTTGTATACTGAGGCTCGTAGAATGGCTGAAGACGAGTCAGAGGGTGTAATCGAGCAAATGCTTTACGGCATGGGGGCTCGAAATGTTGACGATTCCGTAAATTGGCAAGTGACAGATGTTATAAACAGAGTTAAAGCTTTTGATGACCTCCCCCCGGACGTCCTTGAATTGCTTAAGAGAAACGGGATAGAAAATGTAGAAACCCTGAGGGAGTGGCAAGAAGACGCGTTAACTTCTTACGCCAATAGAATAATGCAAGAACTAGCGGAGAATTCGGACGATTTCCCCTCTGACAGGTCTGGCTATGCATACGAGGGCTTCCAACGTCTGATCCCCGATAGTCTGCGCCAAAAAAGACCACAGGACTATTTCGAAATAGGCGTGGTGCACCCTGACCAAAGGGGCTCGTATAGTCACTACGGGAATTTCGAAGATCAGTATGGTCGAAGTCTGGTTGGCCACATCCGAGGGCAATTTCTACCTGAAGGTGGCACGATACTGAACAGCAATGCTTTCAAGTGGCAAGCAGAACCGTTCAGCACGCCTACTTCCGTAAGCGAGAAGCCGTCTACCATCAAAGTCGGCCCAAAGTCCATGATAATTGAGGAACTGCAGTCCGATGTTCAAAAGGGCATCGAGCAGTCCGGCCATCTGACTAACGTCCACGCCACGCTGTTTAAGACCGCTATTCAGCACGCGCTGGAGAACGGTGCGCAGACGGTGTATTATCCCACGGCGAAGACCATCGCTGGCGTTCGAAGCATGGACCCGAAGGATTTCTCTTCCATCTACGACAAAGAGGTCGTGAAGCAGGGCCTCAACCCGTTGTCCAAGATACCGGGCGTGTCTATGGAGAATCTTGGGGGCGACTACATCAAGATCGATTTCACCCCGGACGCCATCAAGTACATCCTGAAGGGTCCCGGCCAGCGTCTGACTAATTACGACCGTGGCGGCGAAGTTAATGAATACACTCTAGACGGTCTTAAGGAATACAAACCCGAGCCCATGTCAAAAATACCCGAGGATTCCGAAGCCCCGCCGAGTGATCCGATTGGGGGCCTTTTGGACAAGATAATGTATTACGAGGGCCCTAGGCCTTCGTTGGAGGACACGGTCAGCAGCATCATGCGCGACCAGAGAGACACAGGCAACCCTATCGCGAACCTTTTGCGCCACCAAGAGGACGAACCCGCGCCGTTGCAAGAGCCTTCGGGTAAGCGCTTCATGGACCGCGCTATAGAAACCGCGCTAAAATCCGAGAACGTCGTTTCTCGCCCACGCGTCTCCAGTAACTGGAACGAGAAATGGGAAGACGCCATGCGCGACAAGTATGGCCACCTTAAGGGCGAGTTAATCCGCCAAGACTTCGAACCGGCTCCCGTCTCGCGTGGAACAGGGTCCACCCCAGAGGGATCAGAAATCGACCGCCACTTTACTCGCACGTCTCAGAACAGAGCTGACCCGAGGCTTGCGGAAACAAAAGGTGGTAGGTTCGCACAGGATGTGGCGGAAATGATGTTCGAACTCGAAAAAGAGGGTACGCGTACACCGCGAGCCCCTCGCACTAAATCCACTCCGCGCGCTTCCGGTGGTTCTGTTGATGATAAATATGCTAGTCTCGACTTTTCGGATGTGTTACCTTACAAATTCGGATAGCCGCTGCCCTAGCCGCAAACCCCTCAAGGCAGCAACGGGGACGCCCGTAATTCCTAGGAGAGCGTGATGTCTGAAGCTGCCAAGCTCAGGGAAATGATGAAAAGCAAGGCCAAGCGCCTTGCATCCGCCGACCCCCACCAGAAGGTAGATTCTTCTTCGTGGACGCCCCCGGAACCGCTTAACGCCGACGTCAAGACCGGCATGCGACCCGTTTCTCGCCGCGCCTACAAAAAGGGTGGCAAGGTCATGGGCGAATGTGGCCCGATGCGAGCCGATCGCAAGCCCCGCAAGAGTGGCGGCAAGGCAGCAAAGACCGACGACACGCCGATGGTTGATCGCTACATCAACCGCGATCTCAAAAAGGCTAACGAGTTCCGCGATGGCAAGAAGCACATTGGCGGGATGAATAAGGGTGGGAAGGCTAGCGCCTCGAACCTGAACAAGATGACCACGGAGAGCTATCGTCGCGATCTGGAGAAGACCCAGTCGACTGAAGGTGGCGAACCGCAGGCCTCGGATCTCTACGACAAGCAGCAACTGGAGCGTTTGGAGCGCGGATACAAGAAGGGTGGTCGCCCGAAGAAGAATCTGGGCGGCATGCTCAAGTTGCTTAGCCCCATCGCGATGCTGGCCGGTCTTGGCGACGATGATGATAAGAAGGCTCGTGGCGGTCGCAACAAGCCCGCCAAGCGCGCCAAGAGGCAGGCCGGTGGTTTGTTGAACGACCCGCGCACTGCAGGCGACGCCATTCTCCAGAACTCGGCGGCTGCTTCGGGTGTTTCCCCGGATCGTATGTCGTTCGCTCCTGGCATGCCCGCTCAGGGCATGAAGAAGTTCCTCGGTCTGAAGACGGGTGGCAAGGCTAAGCACCCCGACGAGGCCATGGACAAGGCGCTCATCCGCAAGATGGTGAAAGCGAGTGCTCGTAGAGGACGCGCCGATGGTGGCACGCTCCCGGTAAACACTGGGACGACCACTGCTGGGACGACCACTGCTGGAACCACGGGCGCTACCACTGGGACCAAAACGACGGGCGGCTTCCTCCCCGGGACCACGGGAACCACGGGAACCACGGGAACCACAGCCGCAAAGACTGGCCCTTACTCGGGGCAGATTGCAAGCCGAATGGGCGCAGTAACAAATCGGCTCGCTAATCCCGGATCGGCTCCGGCAAGTTATATCGCCCGTAATGAAGCACAGTTGGCCCGGCTGAAGGCTGCTGCCCCGACTAAAGAAGGCTTCAGAGCCGCCATGCAAGGCGAAAAGACTGACCCTAGAGCCAGAGTCAAAGAAGAAAGCACTGGTCGTGGCCCCGGTCGCCGTGGTCGAAAGGTAGCTTCTGCGGTAGAAGCCCCTGTTAAGACCACCACTGGCTCCACCACGACTGGCACAACCACAACCGCTGACACAACGCCGAAGATGAAGCCGTCTTCTCGCTACGGTTCTGCCGCGATGGTTGCGGCCAAGAAGGGTGGCCGGATAGGCAA